TGTATGTTTCACGAGTCCAAAAATGCTTACAAGTTCCGTTTGGATATTCCTCAGAAAGCAAACCGCCGCCTTTCCATAACCAAATTGAATAAGGCTCATTTGGTGTTGGTCTCATTCCGAAACCAGGATTAACATTTATTTCGCCCATTTTAATAATATCTTCTTTACGATATAGCTTATTTGCAGCCATCATTTTTTGGCAAAACTCACGCTCTCCTGCACCACCGCCTGAATATCTGTAACGAGTCCTAAATAATTTAGTATCTTGTTCGGAATTTCTTTTTGGATATGCAACTCCGGTAGATGCTAAATGCAAAACTTTAGTTAATAAACTTGGGTTATTTGCCTTATTAATTAAATTATCGTTTTCTTCTTCCTCTTCATAATCGACCATTCTACTATCGATTAACTCCCATTCTTCCAAATCCAAATCACTTGAAAAACTTGTAGGGTCTATTTTACTCAATCCAAATGCAGCAGCTTCAGGTAAATCACTACCTCCTTGCTCGGGTGCTAAACCAACCAATGCACGTATTTCGTTTGGAGTCATTGATTCAAGAACTTTATTTGCAACCAATGGAGATAATGAATTAATACCTTCAATTACTTTGCTACCTTCGTTATTAGTTAAGTCACCTTCTGAATCTAATGGGTTTAAGTCTTCAAATTGTAGGTTTAAACTGATTCCATTAAACGCTAATATGTCATCTAATGCCTCAAGTATTTCGTTTTGTATCGGTGTAATTACCATATTCGTAAATAGGATAATCGAGTTGCGTAATTCGTCAGCATTTGAGCCAAATCCATTTGAACTTGCTACACCAAAAATAAGTGGAGAAGTTACATTGTGACCAAGCATTATTTTACGCATTGCCTCTTCGCTCAAGTAGGTAAAATGTTCCGGAGCATTATCCAACGGAATAGAATCAATTGTAGTTTTACTTTCTGCGTTACGATTAAATGCAACGATTACTGGATTTCCATTTGCACCGGTTAATTTGTTTATTACTTTAGAACTGATTTGCTCTTGTTGTTCTTCTGTTGGTACTCCATTGTTGAAATTAACTACAATCCTACCGCTAAATGCATTCTTAACATCGTTAATTAAGTAATCCGCAATTTCTTCTTCCAACATTGCGTAAGGCAAACTGCCTTGATAATCAGGATATGAATAATATTTCATTCCAACTGCATAAGGTTTAGAAAATAGTATTTCTACCTCATCTTTTGATGTGCCAAATGCCGAATATCTTTGTGGTTTGAATTTCTTAACATCAGTCCAATCATCAGAATAGTAATAACCAACGATATTTCCATCTTCATTACACTTTTCCGCACGTATTAAGTTAGTAGGAATGTGATAAGCCTTAAGTATTTTTGAATGGTCTTTAGAATAATGTACTTGAATCGCAAATTGTCCGAGCATTTTTCTATCCATACAGATTTTACGTACACAATCCTTGTTAAACAAAGCCATCATTTGTGCGTATTCATTTGGCTTTTTAGATGCATCTAACGCACTTAAACCACGACCATATATAAGGCGTGAGATATTGTTTATAATGGCGTTATTCGTCGTGCTATTCGTATACCTATCTATAAGAAAAGAATAATAATTATTGTCAATTCCGTACTCAACCCAAGCATCTTTCTTTGATTCTTGAATAGTTGGTGTAGAATATGCTGCTAAATTAAGTATGTGTACGTTATTACTCATAAACTATAAATTCGTTTGTCGTTGTGTTGCTTGTATATTGTGCATTGTTTACAGAAAAACTTACTATCGGTTGGTCTGTACAGAAAATCTTATCTCTATAAACTATCGCATCGTTATTCTTGAATTCAATCATGTAAAAATGATTCTCCTTAAGATTGAAAACTGTTTTTAATTGAAAATAATAATCAAAATTTGAAACCTGATAATAACCGGTCAGTTCAGTTGTTACATTTGTCTGCTCATCTGTAATGTATATATCGGTAAAACTTGCACTTCTTGGAATGAAGTATAAATTTTGCGTGCTTACATTTTCGGTTGTTAAAATTGTCATATATAACTATAATTAACTTTTCGTTATTTTGTTTTTTAAATCAAAAAAGGCGACCTATAAAAGCCGCCTTAATTGAATGTATTTTTTGTTAAAGATTAGTCAACAACTGTCGCAGTGCTATCAAAAAGAAGAAGCAATGTAGCCTCACTTGCACAATTCATAAAGTTCGCAGGAGAAACCTCCATCGCGCTAAATGTCAAATTATAACCATTAAAATCACCCATACTTTGACCGGAAGAGATACTTCCAGCAGTAACATCAGCACCTTGGTCAAGTCCCATCAAAAAGAATTGGTGAGTTCTTGTCTCAACAATTACTCTTGGTCTACCTGCAGCTAACAATTTAACTTGTTTTGTAGTCGCAGCATCTTGACTTTTCAATTGAACAGTTAAAACTTGCTCAAAGAAAGTTGTTCCATTGTCTCTTGATGTTTGGATAGTTTGTTCAAATCCATTAGCACCCTTCAATTCATATTTGTATAATGAAATTGGTGCTGCATTATTCCACGCAGTAATTTGGTCGGTAAATTCACCTGCACCATAAACCACATCGGATGCATCTAAATCGCCATAATTGGCAAAATATATATTTAATAATCCGGAAACTGAATCTTTACACGATTCTAATCTTCCCATTGAAACTTCACACGGCATATATTTAAGTATTAAAAAAGGGGAAAGGATTAACTCCAATCCCCTTAAAGTTTATAAATTAGTTAATTAGTTTGCAGCGTTAGGAATTCCGTATGTTACTACATCTTCGATTGCTCCAATTTGTACTCCTGCTGAATAACGCATGATTACTCGGACATTTTTATCTCCCAAAGTTGCGCTCGTATCGATAACCTGTACTTCTGACATGTCACTCATTAAACCTGTACCAAAGTATAGGTTAGAAGATTGCGCACAAATTGCAGTATTAGCAGCAAGTCCGTTAACAACAAACAAAGGAATACCATCGAAAGAAAGTTCTCCGTTTGTGTACCATTGTGTACCTTTTGATTCTGTACCTGCGTTAGATGTTGCAGCAACACTAAATCCACCCAATGCACGAACGTAAGCACGAGCAACTCCTGAAGGAACATAGATTTTCAAATCTTCTTTTCCGTAAACTGTAGCAGGAATAGCATCAACAATTTTACCAAGTTCAGTAATAACTGTTGCAGCAGCAGAAATAGCGGATGTTCCTGCAACTTCTTGAGCAGCTGGCAATAAAGCATCTGTAGAAACGATTGAACCAAATCCAGCAAATTGTCCTGAAGTAGCACCAACGCCTGTCCAAATTGAAGCCTCTGTAGCAGCAGCAACTTTTTCAGAAACGTGAGCAATTAAGAAATCAGAAAATGTTTTTGGCAGCACATCGAAACTTGAGAAGCCCATTTCTAAAGCCGACCAATCCGATGCAAATGTACTTTTGCACAAATTAAGATTTACTTGTAACTCTTTTGGTTGGATAATTCTTTCTGTCAAAGTAACAGTTCCAGTTGGTTGGAATTCACAAGAAGCATCTTTTACAAGGTTAGCATCTGTAGCAACTTTCTTAACTACTGATTTGAATTTTACGTTTGGCATTACTGTAACTCCACCCTTATCAATTGTAGGTGCAGAAAGCAATGCAGCAGCGATGTATTTTCCTGCAAACTCACCAGCATACGATGTGCTGATATTTACTGTTGTTGGCATAATTTAATTTTTTTTAAGTTTATATTATTTATTTAATTTCTCATAGATTGAATCCATAATTGTTCTTGAACGATTTTGCGCATATCTCATTCCCTCTACATTTGTAGTATTTTCAGGATTAAATGAAATTGGCTTTGGCGTTTCAGTAAGTTCAACGATTTCTTCAACTTTAGATGTTTCAATTTGTGCTTTTAATTCTACGATTTCAGCTTTCAATGCTTCGATTTCCGAGAAGAAAGATTCTTTAGTTACTGATTCAATAGTTTTCTTTGGTGTTACAGATGCAGTAGGTGCTTCAACTTCTGCTTCAACTTCGATTTCCACTTCTGCTTCAGGTGTTTCTACTTCTTCCATTTTCTCTTTGATTTCAGCAATAACACCTTCTGTCATTACTACCAAAATACGTCCGTCTTCCATTTCGTATTCACCAATTGGAACAGGAATCTTTTGCTCGTCTTCTGTTAGAATAAAAACTTCCATTTCAGGCTCGAATGAATCAGCTTCTAATACTGTCATTCCATCAGCAAGTTTCATTTGCTCTAATTTTACTTCCATATTAAGTAAAGTTTTAATTTGATTTATAATGTTCATATTACTATAATTAAATTGTTATTATTTTGTTTTAATTTTTTGATTAATTGCTAACGATAACCCTTGTTGCGCTTGTTCTTTCTACGTTATTTATTGTGTTAGAAATTGCACTTCCAATTCCTTGCGCTTGTAGACTTCCATCGCAACATTTAGAATCGTATGTTCCGTTTTTGCATAAGCATCCTCGCTTGCCGCCTTTAGGTGATGTTTTGCTTGGTGTTTTATTTTCCATTATTAGTTATTATTTGTTTAATTTTTTCTATTAACTCTTGCTCGTCTTCTATTGCTTTTAATTCCATATTATCCGAAAATCTACCCTCTATTGAATAGCCTTTAATCTTACCTGATTTTACATCGTTCCAAACATCTTCGTTATCCACTTTCATTGCAACCATCCAAGTACCTTTTGGAAATGAAAATCCGTACAATTTAGATTTGTCCATTTCGCTATCTTCAATTATCCACGATTCCACAACCGACATATCTTTTAGCTTATGGTTATGTTCCATTGTTACTTCATTTTGATAGTTACGCATTAAAAACAATTGACTTGCTTTTTCGATTGTAGCCTCTGAAAACCAAATATCGTACACCTTATCGTTCTTATCTAATCTTGGTATTTTCTTGTTTGGAATTAAAGCAGCACCCATAAGTACTTTTTTCTCCTCGTCAATTACTTTCAATTCCACTACTTGTTCCGATAAAGCAATAAAATCCGATTCGATTGCAGGTTTATTTACAACTGATATTGCAAACACCTCATCCGTTAAATTAGTCTCGTCAATAATTAGTTCTATTAATTGTCTTTTCTCCATATTTCTATAATTTAAAAACTTGCATTTTGTATTCGATTTCTGTCTAATGCTTGTGCCGATGTAACCTCACCACTTACTACATACGCTTGAATTGGTTGCCCGCCAAGTTCAGCAAGTTGATTAATTCCTGAATTACCTACAATGTTAAAGTTTGGCGCAGTAACACCGCCACCACCTCCACCGCCAGCAGTAGAAGGTGCAGTAGGAGCAGTTCCACCACCCAATGTTTTTAATGCTTTTCCGGTAGCTGCTATGTTTGCCGCTATTCCAATACCGGTTGAAATATTATTCAAAGCAATTACAGGTACTGCAGCTGCTCCACTTGTAGCAATTGCTTGTGGTGTTGCCAATGCTGCTACGTTTGCAAGTTTATTAGCGATAATCATTTTAGCTATACCTATTGCACTTTCTGCAATTACCGCAGCTTTTTGTATTCCTTTCTGTTGCTCAAATACTCCCTTAATTAATTGTACACCTTGTAATGCAACATCTAAACCTTGCATTTGAATAGCTGCCTTTTGTTCTGCTACTGC